TTTGTATGAAATGCGGCTCAATACTTTAGGAGAAATCAATGACGGCTCAATCACTTAGCCAAACTCCTGACCCACTCAACCTCATACTTCGCCAGAATCAAAACTGGACTATTGGATTTTCCTATACAGATTCGCAAGGCAATCCTTTGAATGTGACGGGCTATACGCCTTTGTTGCAATTCCGCACATCTGCGCTTGCTAAGACAACTGCTCTTGCGCTGACGACTTCTAACGGCATTACCTTCAACCCAACTACAACCCCACAAGTGCAGATCGCAGCTGAGGTCAATGTTGCGCCCGGCAAGTATGAGTGGGACTTAGTGCTTCAAGGCTCGACAGGCAATCTCTACTTGGGATGCGGTACTGTTCAAGTGAACGCTGAGGTTTCTCGATGAGCGACATCATCAATGTTCAAGCCGTAACCCCAATCATCACCGTAGCTGCTGCTGGTATTAACGGACTGCAAGGCGTTCAAGGTACTCAAGGTGTTCAAGGATTACTTGGCTTGCAGGGTACTCAGGGCGTTCAAGGTGTTCAAGGCACACAGGGAACTCAAGGTACGCAAGGACTTCAAGGTGTTCAGGGTACGCAGGGAATCCAAGGCGTTCAAGGTACACAGGGAACGCAAGGCACTCAGGGTACACAAGGCACTCAAGGCGTAACTGGCGCACAGGGCTTGCAGGGTATTCAAGGTCATCTCGGTATTCAAGGCATAACTGGCGCGCAGGGAACTGTTGGAGCGCAAGGTGCTACAGGAGCGCAAGGAACTGTTGGCGCGCAAGGCATGACGGGTTCTCAAGGAACCACAGGCACACAAGGCGCTCAAGGCACACAAGGTCTGCAAGGGCTTCAAGGTCTGATCGGTTTGCAAGGCACTACTGGTGCAACTGGTATTCAAGGCGCGACAGGAACACAAGGCGCGACAGGAACTACTGGTAACACAGGTTCTCAAGGCACGACTGGTGCAACAGGCTCACAAGGCACAACGGGTACTCAAGGTTTAACGGGTATTCAAGGCTCTGTTGGTACTCAGGGCACACAAGGCGTTCAGGGTATTCAGGGATTGCAGGGCAACACAGGCGGTACATCTACCGCTAACGCTCACGCTGCTGCTATCTATGCAACTGCCGCAGTTCTGCCTAACACGCCTACTTACACACCGGGAACGCTTGATGCTAACGGCGGCTATGGTGTTGGAGCTACGCTTACCTCGTCAACTCATGCCGTACTTGTTATTGACGGACATACCTTTACTGCTAATGGTCAGCGCGTACTTGTTAAGAACCAAGCAACCGCAACTCAAAACGGCATTTACACCGTCACCGCTTTTGGTAAGAATGACCCAGCAGGTAGCGCATGGGTATTGACTCGCGCCACAGACTATGACGATCATGTCGCTTCACAAGTTGAGCCGGGCGATTATCTTTATGTAACATCAGGAAACGCTAACGCTTCAACTTCGTGGATTCAATACAATGCCGGCAGCTACTCTGACGGCTCTATCATCATCGGCACAGATTCAATTCTCTTTACTCAGACATCTGCCGTAGGTTCACAAGGCGTACAAGGTACACAAGGCGCAACTGGCGCTGGTACTCAAGGAATTCAAGGAACTACAGGTATCCAAGGTGCTTCTGGCACAAATGGTACTAACGGCGTTCAAGGCGCTACGGGTACTCAAGGTACAACGGGAACCACAGGCGCACAAGGTACGACTGGCACAACGGGCGCTCAGGGAACAACAGGTACAACTGGTGCGCAAGGTACTACTGGAACAACTGGCGCTCAAGGTACAACAGGCGCTCAAGGAACTTCTGGTACTAACGGCACAAACGGCGCACAAGGAACTACGGGAGCGCAAGGTGCTACTGGCTCACAAGGAACCACAGGAGCGCAGGGAGCTACAGGTACACAAGGTCTGATCGGTACTCAAGGAACAACTGGTTCACAAGGTACTGCTGGATTTGTCGGCTCTAACGGTTCTCAAGGCACACAAGGTTTACAGGGAACGCAAGGACTCCAAGGAACGCAAGGCATCCAAGGCGTACAGGGCTTGCAAGGACTACAAGGCACTCAAGGAACTTACGCTATTGATTCATTAGTCGCAGCTCTCATGTTAGGTGGAATGTAATGGCATCATATGTAATTCTTGGTTCAGCAACGCCAAGCGCGGCAGGAACTTCAACGCTTGTTACAGGCTCAACTAACGGATCAGTTGTTTCGTCTTTTAGCGTTTGTAATCGAAGCAGTAGCACAGATGCAATTCGCGTATCCATTACTAAATCAGGTGGCTCTGCTTACTATGTTTATTATGGTTTCAATCTGCCAGCAAACTCTTCAATTCGTGAAACACCGGGTTGGACTTTGGCTTCAGGTGATACGATCACAGTCTATTCAACCGTAGGAAACACCGACTTTATTGCGACAGGAACAACCCTCTAATGGCATCCACATTACAAACCTCAGCCAGCGCTTATCCTACGCTTTCTTTCAACGCGCAAACAGGAACAACTTACACATTTGCATTAACTGATGCTAATAACACTCTTGTTACTGCATCTAACGCTTCTGCCATTACTGTGACTGTTCCACCTAACTCATCTGTTGCTTACCCAGTTGGCGCAATTCTTCAAATTGCTCAAATTGGCGCAGGTCAAGTAACTATTGCCGCTGGTTCAGGCGTAACAATTAACTACACTCCCGGCTTAAAGCTACGCACCCAGTATTCCGTTGCAAGCCTTGTGCAGACTTCTGCAAATACATGGCTTCTTAGCGGTGATGTAACTCCATAATGCCATTTTCAGTATTTAACGGTGCCGGAACTCAAGCAATGCATGGCGCAGTTGTGCCGATTGCTACTGCAACACCATCAAGCGCATCTGTTACTTTTAGCAATATTCCGCAAGGATACCAAGATTTATTTATTGTAATAAATGGTCGTTCAACAAAATCAGGATCTACCGATGTTCTTGATATTCAATTAAATGGTGATGGCGGCTCAGGAGCATTATATAGCCATACCCGTTTATACGGTGATGGTTCAAGCGCTTCTTCGGCAAGAGGCTCTAATAACGGTGCATATTATACAGATTATTATTTTGTTGGAAATACCGCAACATCAGGAATTTTTAATTCAACTGAAATTCATATTCTAAATTATGCCAATACATCAACATACAAAACAATGCTTGTGCGTGCAGCAGATGATCAAAATGGGTCAGGCGCGACAACATTAAGCGTTGGGCTATGGCGCAATACAAATGCCATATCTTCAATTTTTTTGTTTCCAGATAATTCATCGGCTTTTGTTGCTGGTACACGCATTTCTATTTATGGCGTAAGGACGGTTAACCAGTAAATGTCAATGTCCATTAAAAACCGTGAGAAGTTAACTAGCTTAGAAAAAAAGCAAGAGATTCTTGCAGCACTTGCTGAACAAGATATTAACAACTGCTGGTCATTACCATTTGGCAATGTATCTGGCGGGGGTTATCGTGAGTTAAGTATGTATCTTGATGGTCGTCAAATTAAGATAGCGGCGCATCGAGCGGTATATGCCATCTTCTATGGTGCAATTGGCAAGGGATTAGTCCTAGATCATTTGTGCCACAACGATGCTCATAAGCGCGGTGAATGTGATGGATCAGATTGCAAGCATCGTCAATGCGTCAATCCAACTCATTTGCAAGCAAAGACTCATAAAGAAAATGTATCTGCTGGCGCAGTAAATAATGACAATCGTGGCACATGCAGAAAAGGTCATGCTTGGATTAAGGAAAATATTTTAGTAAGACACACAGGGCGGCGAGTTTGCAATATCTGTCATACCGCATCTACCAAACGCTCAGTAGAGCGTAAGAAAGTGATGGTGTAATTTTGAGTATGTACCCAATCGCGTCTCAAACCGTTGGTTCTGGCGGAGCATCATCTATTACATTTAATTCAATTCCTTCTACATTTACCCATTTGCAATTACGCATGTTTGTACAAACCAATCGTGCGACTTATGGAATTGACCAATTGCGTTTAACAATCAACGGCGATACTTCAAGCACTTACTATGCTCATGAATTATATGGTGATGGTTCAAGTGCAAGTTCAAATACAGATTCAAATAATTACATTTTGTTAGGAAACGGAAATTCTGCTGGAACTGGTGCGGGTGGTACTTTCTCAAATGTTATCACAGACATTTTAGATTACACAAGCACAAACAAAGCAAAAACATTTCGTTCAATATGTGGTGTTGATATTAACGGAACCATTGCTGGATATGGCGGCAGAGTAGGATTATCTAGCGCATCATGGCAAAATTCTTCAACTGCTATTTCATCAATAAAAATAGCGCCTGATAGTGGCACACTGCTTAATCAATACACCACATTCCAACTCTACGGCATAACAACGGCATAAGGAGATAAAATGTCAGTATTTTTACAGCCGTTGCAAACGGTTACAGTTGGTAGTGGTGGAGTATCAAGTATTACTTTTAACAATATTCCACAAACATATACCGATCTAAAAGTTTTAATGTCGGTTCGTTCATCTTTTGCTACAGGCACAGACGCTTTTTATATGCGCGTAGGAGTAGGTGGTTCAATGGATGGATCAAGCGTTTATTCCAATACTAGGTTATATGGCAATGGCAGTGTTGCAGCATCAGATAGATACTCAGGCCATACGGAAACTTTTTATTATGCAGCAGTACCTGCTGGTGGAGTAACAAGCAATACATTTAGCAATGCCGAAATATACATTTCTAATTACACTTCATCTAATTATAAGCAAATTATGCTAGACAATGTATCAGAAAATAATTCCGCCTCTACCAACCTTGAATTAGATTTAATTGCTGGTTTGTATAGAGGAACTGGAGCAATTACTAACCTTCAATTTAATTTATTTAATGGTGGTAATTTTGTCCAATATTCAACATTTGCACTTTACGGCGTACTTCGCCAAGGTATTTAACAACTAACTAAGGAGCAACAATGGCAACAGTAATCGAAGTAGATTGCTCAACAGGAATCGTCACAGAACGCCCAATGACGGCTGATGAGATCGCGGCTCAAGAAACTATGGCGGCTCAAGCTCAGGCTGATGCACAAGCTAAGGCTACTGCTGAGGCTGCCGTTGCTGCTGCTAAAACTTCTGCTCTTGCTAAACTTACTGCTCTTGGTTTGACTGCCGATGAGGTTGCTGCGCTAACTGCGTAATAAAAGTTTAGGGTGTGCTAAGATTAGCTTGCTCTTAATGAACTCTACGAATCTGACTCGCCGTTACAGCGGCGAGCAGTCGTACCTGTTATCCTTGCAACATGGATTTTAGTCAAACTTTATCTGAGGCTCTTGAAACAGAATTAAAAGTGCCAGAAAATATTGAGTATCTTGAAGCCAATAAAGACTTTGGCAAAAAAGAGTTGGTTAAATAATGAATTTAGTCCAAAAGGCGGTTGGGCAAGGTGGCAGATTAGCTCCCTTAGTTGTGCCGGGCGATATGACCCCGATGAACCCAAGTATCTTTATAGATAACGATGGCGACATTCTCGTCAACATCCGCGCTACTAACTACACGCTTTATCACTCAGAGAATAACCAGCACTTCCCGTCACGATGGGGGCCGCTCAGTTACCTGCATCCTGAGAAAGATCAACGCCTAGTCACCGAGAACTATCTCGTTCGCCTTAATGACGAGCTTGAGATAACCGACTGCACCAAGGTCGAGATGCTTAACCTTCATCAGCCTATTTGGGAGTTTGTCGGGCTGGAAGATGCTCGCCTTGTTTACTGGGATGATTACTACCTAGTAGGCGTAAGGCGCGACACAACTGTTAATGGTCAAGGTCGTATGGAGATGAGCAAGATCGCTCTCGACAAGACCAACTGGACTGCAACAGAGATTGACCGCAAGCGTATCGAAGTGCCTAACCCTTCCTCGTACTGCGAGAAGAACTGGATGCCGATACTCGACACTCCTAATCACTTTATCAAATGGCACAACCCAGTCGAGGTTGTTGAGGCTATTGGCGCTCAAGCCCATCAGGTCGCTTTATTAGAGCCAGCAGTCATACCAAATAAAGATCAGCGCGGTGGCTCACAACTCATCCGCTATGGCGATAATTACATCGCTATCACGCACGAAACAGATTTATTCAAGAATTACCTGCAACAGAAAGATGGCATTTACCGTCATCGCTTATGTGTCTATGACAATGAGTTCAAGTTGATCGGGTTATCTGACCCGTTTAGTTTCCTAGACTTTTGTATTGAGTTCTGCGTAGGGCTAACACAGTTCAAGGATGACTACCTCATCAGCTTTAGCGTGAGTGATAATGCCGCGTTCGTTTTGCAAGTGCCGGGCAAACTTGTAGATGAAATGGTGGCAGAGTGCTTATAGCAACCCTTATTAACGATCTTTCGCACGACCCTTTCAATCCTCAACTCAACTTTGATGTTGCGATTGAGTACGACAAACAAGGGCAACGAGCGAGCGCAGTATCTTTCTATCTAAGAACGGCTGAGTATGGCGAGAAGAGCCATCCAAGCCTTGTTTACATCTCGCTTCTTAAACTAAGCAAGTGTTTTGAAGAGCAACACGACAGACTGCATACAGTCAGCAACGCCATCCTTCAAGCCATTGCTTATCTTCCCTATCGCCCAGAGGCTTACTTCTGGATGTCACGCTTTCACGAACGCCAAGGCAACTGGCAGGAGTGCTACACATGGGCGCGTATGGGATTACGCCAGAACAGACCGCCTGATCTCACCAAGGATGTTGAGTTCAACGATTACTGCCTAGAGTTTGAGGTTGCCGTATCTGCTTGGTGGATTGGTCGCCGAGATGAATCTATTGAAATCTTTACCAAACTATTAACCAAAGACCTAACCCCTGAATACCGAACTGCCATCGAAGGCAATCTTGCACGAATACAATAAGGAGAATACATGGGCATCCTAGATCGCTTTGCAGCTCGCGTAGCATCAGAGATCACTAAAGCCCCAACACTCCCAACAGGTTCAGTCGCTATGACTGAAACCCAGATGCGTAACAACGCTCTTTCTCAGCAACAGGGCTACGGCACACAGGTTCCACTACCACGCGACCCTAACATCGCCAATGTACCTTTCACACCCGGCGTTCCTCTTGTACCCGGCGCGATTAACCCACTACAAGAGCGTGGTCGCCCAGACCCACGCCGTTATGAGTTCCTCGTTGCTCAGAACATCAACATCACGGAAACTCGCCTTGTACCATTTGCAACCCTTCGCGCTGCTGCCGATCAAATTGACATCTTGCGCCGTTGTATCGAAGTCCTCAAGAACAAGGTTGCGGCTCTTGAATGGGATATTGTTATCTCAGATTCAGCCTCAGAGAAGATCATTGCAGAAGCAGGTGGCAATCACCTTCAAGCAATGGATAAGGCTCGCCAAGCGTTTTCTAGCGACATTGACCGCCTCGTTGATTTTTGGAAGATGCCAGATGTTGCAGAAGGTCTAACCTTCGCTGACTGGATTCGCCTTTGCTTAGAAGAAGTCCTCGTTCTCGATGCTTGGGCTATCTGGCCTCAGAAGTCTGTCGGTGGCGATCTACTTGGCTTCAAGGTTCTCGATGGCTCGACAATCAAGCCTCTCATCAATGACCTAGGCTTCCGACCAACCCCAGAACAAGGCCCTGCTTACCAACAGATTCTTTACGGCTTCCCACGCTCAGAGTTCGACATCACCAACGATTCACCTGATGCCGATGGCGAGTTCACATCAGATCAGCTCGTTTACAACATTATGAACCGCCGAACATGGACTGTGTACGGTTACTCACCTGTTGAGCGCGCACTTACTATCGCCGACATTTACCTTCGCCGTCAACAATGGATTCGCGCTGAATACACCGATGGCGTTGTGCCAGAGATGCTCTTTGAAACAGATGCAACCTTCGGTAATAACCCAGAGTTGCTACGCGCTTATGAAAACATCTTCAACGATGACTTAGCAGGACAGACAGAACAACGCAAGCGCGCTCGCCTACTGCCTGCGGGTATCAAGGCAGTTCAGCTTGAAGGTTATGGCGAAAAGTTCTCAGATACATTTGACGAATACCTCATCACCTCAATCTGCGGTCACTTTGGCGTATTGCCTACCGAGATCGGCTTCTCATCTAAGGGTGGCATTGGCGCAAGCGGTCACCAAAAGGGTGAGGCTGAGGCTGGTCAGCAACTAGGTCTTGAGCCAATCCAACAATGGCTATCTAAAGTCATCACAAACCTTTCCTACTCGTTCTTGGGTATGCCACGCGAGCTTGAGTTCAAGTTCATGGCTTCAACCCGCAATGACACCAAAGATCAAGCAGACCGCGATGATGTCGAGGTTCGCAATGGTGGCTTGACTATCAACGAACACCGCGCTGAGAACGGCTTGCCTCTTCTTGATACACCAGAAGCAGATATGCCAATCCTCGTAGCAGGTCAATCTGTCTATCTCTTTAGCCCAGATGGAATCGTTGCCGCTGGAACTTCTCTTGACGAGAATGGCGTACAGGACAACGAGCCTTCTGCTACAGAAGCGCCAAAAGAAGAAACACCTGAAACACCTGAGCGCACCGAGGTTAAGAAGTTCATCCGTTGGGCAAATCGCGGAACACCAACCCGCCCATTTAACTTTGAACACCTAGATCATGCTTACGCCGAAACTCTCAACAAGTTTATTGAGGCGAAAGATATTGACGGCGCTCGCTGGTACGCCGAACGCTATTTGGGGTTCTAATGCATTGGCCTGCTCATGGCACGGCGGTTCGATTAGCCTCTCGCCATGCAGATCAAATCCGCAAAGGATTTCAGAAAGCGTTTAACGCTGACGACATAGTTGGTGCGTGGTTTCAATCTCATGTAGGCTCAACTTCTACAACTACACAACAGGCAAGAGATTGGGCTAGGGCAACCATCACGCCAAACAAGAAGGCTTTGCTTGATGCTCTCAAGCCTCTTTACGCCGATGGTTGGGTATTAGGCACAACTGCTGCTCAAGAAGCGCTTGCCAAAAAAATTACCAAATCTGTTGCCGTTGAAGAAGATAAGCAGCAATTAACAGATGTTTCTTTCAGCACAGATATTGATTGGCAAACTTGGACACCCGGCAACCAAGCTGCTGCTGCTCTCATTAAGCCAAAAGGTGCGCTACAAGGCTTGCTAGATCGCCGAGGAATTGTTATTGACGGCATCTCTCAGACCAAGATTGATCGTATCGGCACAGTCTTAGGCGATGCGCTCGCATCAGGTATCACGCCAAGCAAAGTTTCTATTATGGTAGATCAGGTCATCAATGACCCGCAACAAGCACTCACAATCGCGCAGACTGAAATGTCACGCGCCGTATCTGTCGCATCCCGCAATCTCTATGAAGATTCAGGGGTTACTCAAGTCGAATGGCTAGTAGCTGAGGGTTGCGATGATTGCCAAGAAAACGCCGATGCCTCACCTATCGGCATTGACGAAACTTTCCCCACCGGGGATACCGAGCCACCAGCTCACCCAAACTGTATGTGCAGTCTTGCACCTTATGTAGATACATCAACCCTAGGAGAATAAATGGCCGCACCACTTCAACACGGCACAGTAACCGTAGGAACAACCGCGCAAACTCTGTTTGTGGTTCCAACTGGTGTACGCCGCGCCCTCATCAATATCCGTAACAACGATGCCTCAAAGACTGTTTACATCGGAGATGGCACAGTTGCCTCTTCTGGTGCAACACAAGGCTTGCCAATCCCACCTGCTACAACTCAGGCTCTTGAGTTCACCGCAGGAACAACTATTTCAGTAATCGCTTCTGGTGCTTCGACATCAGTTTCCTTCCTATGGACTGCGGGTAACTAAAGGTTCTTTTTAAGGTACTGAGAAGCCTTAATTAA